GTTGAACAGAGCATCTTTCAGACCGCTTTCTGTGATCGAAGCATCAAACATGGACAGCAGAGCAACAATCGAAGTCCCATTTCTCTGCAATGCCAGAAAGACATCCACTGCGATCAGCAGGGTAAACAGAACTGTGATCCCCAACAGTGCCAGCAATGTCATGAGCAGCTTTGCTCCAACGATCTGGGCAGCACTCCGGGGCGTGGAAAAGAGCAGATAGCCCGGCTTTTTAGAAATGTCATCGTTGAACATGATAACTCCATAGAGCAAGATTGCCATTGCC